CCTCAAACATTCGTATCAACTCCGATCATTACAGCGGCCTCGCCCTCATTCACAGCGGTCGCATAATCCTCGTATGTAGCATAATACTCCCACGTGTATCCATCATCATCACTCACATACAAGTCAAAACAATCATCATCAATCACATCAATCGTGTAACAATTCACATTCATTTTACAGCCTCTCTAAGGTAAAAATAGGGGTTACCAGTAGGGTAGTATTCCTCTACCCCTGCAAGGCCCTCAGAATGCACGCTAGGGGCCTTAGAATGGATGCTAGACGTGGGGGTTCTCCTGCGGCTTGCGCGACTCGGCCAACTTCTCCCGCAGCGCGATCAAGCGCCGCCGCCTCGCCGTCAGCCGGTCGAACCACTTCTCGTAGTCGTCTCCGCGCTCGTCGTACGGCACCTCCACCATCTTACCGAGGTCCTCGCTCACGTTCACGATCTCGCGGTTCACGAGGTACGACAGCGTAGCCGTCTCCATGTGATCGAACATATCACAAACTCCTTCTTAGGATTTTACAAAGGTAGGTAGGGAATCGAACCCTACCTAGGCGCCAGCCTACCTGTCCCAGTCCCGCATGATACCATCGTGAATACCCAGATCCAGCGCAGTCAAGCGGTCGTTGTCGTTCAGCCACCAACCGAACCGATCCACCAGCCCACCGATACCAAAAGTATCGGCAAGAATCACACCCCAGAACCCGATAAAGTAAAGCATTTTACAATCTCCAAGTAGAAGTTTTACAGTCTCGTGCGAACCTACGCGGCCCGCTGCACGTACACGAAGGCGATCTCGTGCCAGTCGTACCCGTGCGCCTCCACGTATTCGCGGAGGTCCGCGACCTGCTCACCGCTCAGGTTGTAGTGGCAGGACTCCATGCACAGCGCGTCCGTGCTGGACAGCATCTCGTCGTTGATCTCCACGTAGTACCGCATATCAGCCTCCTAGGCGATTGATTGAAACTAGGCTAGCACACGTCCCGGCTAGCCGTCAAGTGACGGATTCTCGTCAAGCTTTTTGGCTCTAGAAGAGCCGGTCCGGGGTGCGCTGCTCGCGGTCGGCGCCGATGCGGGAGTCCGTGGGCAGGCCCTTGGGCTCGCTGCTCGTGCGCTTGGCCTTCTTGGCGTAGCCCTTGCCCTTGCTGGCGTACTTGGCCGCGACCCGCTCGCTGTGCTTGGGCGAGAGGCGCTTGACCTTCCACCGCTTGCCGGTCCGAGGATCGACGATGCTGACCGTGTTCCGGCCCCGCTTGCCCATGCGGCCGACGACCTCCACCTCGTCACCGTCGAGGATCGGCTGACCATCCGGCTCCGAAAGAGCCGCCGTGCACACCCCGCACACTCCCGTGTCCCGCAGCACCTTGCGAGGCTTCTTGTGGAAGCCACAGACCTTGCACTTGATCTTCTCCGACGGCTTCGCCGTCTCCTGCTCGGTCATACCCATGATCTCCTTGATCTCGGCGATCTGCTCCGGCGACGCCTCGGCAATCTCATTCAGGATATCGGTCATCTTTACTCCCTCTTGGTTTCTATCTTCTTTCACTTCGTTCAAGAAGATATAAACCTAAGAGGAGAGTAGGGTTTCCAGCCCAATCCCCCTAATCTCTACTCTATAGAGAGTAGAGATTAGAACTAGTCCTAATATACTTAGACTAAATAATGCCAAAGGCACTTATTTAGTAACTAAGTAATAGGACTAAACCAACACTACAAAGTAGTGTAAAATAGACTACACAGTAGTCTAACCGTACAGTAATAGAATCCAATAGGATTACTATTACTATGGCTTAAGTACACATCTTTACAGTAGTTACTAGTAACTACTAAAGATGTATATTCTAGCCAAGTAAAAGATACTAATCATAGATTAGTATGAGTAATACTACTAATGCTTAGTAGTATTAGTAGTTCCTATAGTAATATTATATATATATAATATATACTATAGGGCTGGCTGACTATAACAACTAGATACTATAGGTATTATATATAATACCTAGCACCACGTAAAATCCGTCATGTCAAATACTACATCGCCTATGGGTCTACCCCCTGTCAAAGAATGTAAAATCGGCTCCTGCGCAAATGCATCGCGCGTACCCGTGCCCCCGTCCCGACCCCACGCCCCGTATATTATTACTTTACATATATTTTTTGTACATTATGGTTTTAAGCCAAATGAGTGTGTATATTTGTTAAGGTTGTGTTAATGTTTGTTTTTTGGTTTCCGGTTTGTGGTGTTTTGTGTGTTATTATATGTGAGGGGTTGTTTTTTTTGTTGCGCCGGAGGGGGTGTGTTTTGTCTTATCCTAATGATGCTTTGAGTGATGATATTGATGCGCTTATTTCTGGCGCTGATGCGTTGTCGGCTGCTGCGGATAGTATTAGTACGATTACGAGTGGTAGTGATGTGGTTGTGTCGAATTTTGATCATGTTGAGGAAGTGTTTGATAATTTGCAGGCGTTTTTGTCTGAGTTGAAGTCTGGGCATTTTTATTCGCCTGTTGGGGCGTTGATGCCGTTTGCGGGTACGAGTGCGTATGTTCCTAGTGGTTGGTTGGTTTGTGATGGTCGTTCGTATGCTGCTTCTGGGGCGTCGACGGATTTGCAGACGATTTTGAATGCTGCTAATTTTACTGCGTTGCCTGATTTGCGTGGTCGTGTTATTGCTGGTGTTGGTACTCATGCTGATGTTGATTTGGTTGGTGATTCTGATGGTATTAGTACTGTTGCGTATCGTAGGCCGCAGCATAAGCATTCTACTACTGCTAGTACGAGTGTGAGTATTTCGGATCCGGGGCATGGTCATACGAATCGTGCTTCGACTGTTGCTGGTGTTAATAATTCTAATGATGGTTTTGTTCGTGGTACGAATATTCAGGATGGTGGGTTTGCTAATACGAATGGTAATACTACGGGTATTACTGCTAGTGCGTCTACGAGTGTTACTGTTGGTGATCAGTCTACTGGTACTCCGACGGATGTTGTTCCGTATTTGACGTTGAATTATATTATTAAGAATTAGGTGGTGTGATGGCTAAGTCTTTTCCTAATACTGGTGCTACTGTTATTGATTCTTCTGCGGATCTTCCTGCTGCTAGTGCGGCGTTGGAGGGTGTCATGATGTTCCAGAAAGACACGAACCAGTTGCTTATCTGTGATGGTTCGACGTGGGTAGGTGTGACGGACACCGATAATAAGCCTATGGACGCTTGGACTTCGTATACACCGACGCTAACTCAGTCGGGAAATGTCCCTAAGAATGTCACCGCCGCTCGCTACCTTCAGGTGGGGAAGACGGTTACGGTGATGTTCGAGTTGATTATTTCGGGCGCAGGAGGTACGGGAGGAAACCGTATTGAGATGGGCCTCCCAATTGCCGCGCGCAACGGCTCCTTGAATGTATTCACCGGGGTTGGTAGCGCGACTGTTTATCGCGCCGCGAATGTGACCGTTTATCCCGCTGTTGTCTTAATTATGGGCACCTCTACCGTGGCCTTTGCGAGCACTAGAAGTAACGTTGCTAATGGCACTCAGTATTTGGGAATAACGGATATGACTGTAGCCTTGGCTAATGGTGATTATATCGGCGGCTCGTTTACTTATGAGGCCGCATAAGGAGTAAATTATGTTTGGTTCTAACGTTGAGCCGCGTGTCAAGAAGAAGATGGTACCCAAGGAGCCTTGGTATTGTCACTCGTGTGATCTTGACAATCCGCATTATTATTCTAAGTGTCCTAAGTGTGGGGATCATCGGCCCCATTAAGGAGTTATAGTGGGTAATTACTCGTATAATCAGCCTAAAATGAGTGCTAAGCAGGTTGAGGAGCAGATTCTCGCGTTTCCGGGGAAGATGGGTTGGTTTCTTAGTAAGGGGTATGCGCCTCATTATTATCAAACCCTCTTCCATACCGATAAGAAGGATAAGAATCTCACTCGTTTTCGACATCTTGTCGCGGGTCGTCGTGGTGGTAAGACGCTTTCGGCGGCTTGGGAGGTCCTTTTTTATTGTTTGCATCCAGAACAATTCCATATGGATGCTCATAATCGTAAGAATAGTACTCCTTTATGGGTTTGGGCGCTCTCCGCGTCGTATAAGGTTGGTCGCCCATCGTATCTTACCTTCCGAGACGTGTGCATTAAGGCTGGATTGACGATTGGTAAAGAAGTAAAAGAGAATAAGGGTGGTTTGCGCTTTGAATTTGAGAATGGGAGCCTTGTAGAGTTTAAGTCTGCTGAGGATCCACAGTCTCTTCGTGGGGCTGGCTTGGATATTCTCTGGATGGATGAGGCCGCGTTTATCAAAAGTGACGAGTCGTGGGGCGTAATCCGCCCATCCCTTTCAGATAAGCAAGGCCTTCTCATCACAACCACCACTCCTAACCAGAAAAACTGGTTTTATGAAGAGTTTTTTAGTGATGATGCTCGTAAAGACAAGAATAATAGTCGCGTAGAGTATCGTAGCATTGATAATCCTTACTTCCGCCGAGAAGAGTGGGAGTATGTGCAGTCCAGATACCATCCGCTGCTTTTCGCACAAGAGTATATGGCGAGTTTTGACAGTATGGCAGGCAAAGACCTTGCTGGAGACTGGCTGCACTATTATTCTAGTGATGATCTTATAGATGAGGATGGAAAACCGCTTAAACTGCGAAAATACATGGGAGTAGACCCAGCGATCAGCCTATCCGCTAATGCGGACAGGTTCGTGATTACTATTATTGGGGTTAGTGACTCTAACGAAGTGTTTCTACTAGAGCAGTATGCGGCGCGAATCCCATTCGCCGAACAACTCCTAAAAATTGAGGAGTATTATATTAAGTATAAGCCAGAAATTATTGGTATTGAGTCTAATGCTTATCAGGCGGCTCTTGTGCAGCAGACTGAAAGGCTGCAAACTATGCCGCCGGTTGTTCCTTTGTTTGCTAAGGGGAAGAAGTGGGAGCGTATTCTTGCGATGTCGCCGCTTTTTCGTATTGGTAAGGTGAAGATTAAGAAGGATCATGCTGATTTTATTCAGGAGTGGGTTGATTATGATTCTTCGCTTCGTACGCCTAAGGATGACTGTTTGGATAGTATGGAGATTGCTTTGCGTACTGCTGGTGCGTTGTTGGATGGTATTCAGGAGCCTGTGAGGCCGGAGAGTGTGTTGCCGGATTGGGTTCTTGCTGATCGGCCTTCTGCGAAGAAGGATGATTCTTTTGTTGACGAGTTTATGGGGAGTATGTGGTAATGCCTTGGATTGATGCTAATGGTAATTTGGGTGATGCGTTTACTGGTGAGAGGGTTTTTCCGGGTGAGCGCGTGTTTGATACAGGTTTTAGGAATATTAAGACTCCGTGGTTGACTCGTGGTAAGACTCGTGTTGTTAAGGAGGAGACTCTTGTTAAGGTTTTGGAGGACGCAGGATACGTTGTTAAGCGTGATGCTGGAGATTCTGGAGACGCAGAGGTCGTGGACGGAGCGGATGTTAGTGTTGGAGGAGGAGAGGATCCGGTTGGAGAGGCTCCGGCTGGAGGGAAGCAAGCCTCTAAGCGACGTTCCGGTGGGTCAACTAAGGGTAAGTGAGGATGAGCAGGACGCTGATTGGGCGTTGAAGACTGGGCTTATTAGTCCTATGGAGTATAATGATTTGCTTGAGAAGGCTGGTTTGGCTCCTACTGATATTGAGTTTATGTAAGGAGGCGTGTATTGGACGAGACTGGTAATAATTATTCGGAGGATGTGCCTACTGGTTTTGCTTCGGCGGCTAGTCTCGTTAAGCGTGTCGATGAGTTGCAGCGTCAGCGGGATCTTATGGAGCGGCAGTGGAAGTTGAATTTGTCGTTTTATAAGGGTAAGCAGTATGTGTTTTATAATCGTAAGTCGCGGCGTATTGAGTCGCTTCCTACGGATGAGGGTGATAAGCCGCGTTATCGTGTGCGTTTGGTGTCGAATCAGATTGCTCCTAATACGCAGTCGCTTCTTAGTCGGCTTGTGAAGTCGAAGCCCCAGTTTTTTGCTACGCCGGGTCAGGCGTCGTATGAGGCTCAGAAGGCTACTGAGGTTGCTGAGAATCTTCTTGATTATTGGTGGGATGCTTTTCATTTGACTGAGAAGCGTGAAGAGGCGATGATGTGGAGTATTATTGCTGGTAATGGGTTTTGGAAGATTACGTGGGATGATAAGCAGGGGCCGGGTATGAAGGTTATGCTTGATCCTAGTGGTCAGCCTATTATTGATCCTATGGTGAAGTATTATTTTGAGAAGAATCTTGAGGCTGCTGGTATTGATTCTGACGAGTTTGAGCGGCGTGTGTATCAGGGTGAGATTCGTGTTGATGTGTTGTCGCCGTTTGATGTGTATTTGGATGATTCTGCTCAGGTGTTTGAGGATTGTAAGTTTGCGTTTTGTGTGCATCCTATGACGAGTGATGAGATTATGAGTCGTTATGGTGTGCGTTTGAAGCCGAATGCTGTTAATCGTTATCCTGATGAGACTCTTCCGGGTGCTTTTGGTAATTTGGAGTCTAAGACGGCTGAGAATGTTCGTATTGTGTATTATGGGTATTTTGTGCCGGGGGATAAGTATCCTGATGGGCGTTTTGTGGTGTTTACGAAGGATCCTTCGATTATTCTTTATGATGCGCCGTGGCCGTATCCGTTTGAGGAGTTGCCGCTGATTAAGTTTCCGGGTATGCGTGTGCCGGGGCAGTTGTGGGATACGAGTGTTGTTGAGCAGGCGCTTCCGCTTCAGAAGGAGTTGAATCGTACGTTGTCGCAGATGATTGAGTATAAGAATCTTACGTTGAAGCCGCAGATGTTGGCTCCGGTGGGTTCGCTTCGTCAGCGTATTACGGATGAGCCGGGTGCTATTTTTGAGTATAATCCGGTTGCGGGTAAGGTTCCTGAGTCGATTCCGATTCCGTCGTTGCCGCCGTATGTGTTTGAGCATTTGCAGGATCTTGGTGCGCGGTTGAAGGATGTGTTTGGTCTTAATGAGATTGTGGAGGGTAGTGTTCCTCCGAATGTTGAGGCTGGTGTGGCTATTGATTTGTTGCAGGAGGCTGCTACGGATCGTTTGGCTCCGCAGATTATGCTTATGGAGAAGTCGTTGGAGCGTGCTGGTAATCTTATGCTTCAGTTGGCTCAGCAGTATTATACTGAGCCTCGTACGATGATTATTACTGGTTCTGGTTCTAAGCCTAAGGTTGAGCGATTTGAGGATGCGGATCTTATTAAGGGTGTTCAGATTCGTGTTGAGGCTGGTAGTGGTTTGCCGCGTACTCGTGCTGGTCGTCAGGCTCGTGTGCTTCAATTATTGCAGATGGGGATTCTTTCGCCTACTAAGGCGTATAAGTATATGGATATGGCTGATTTTAAGGGTTTGCAGATGCAGTTTGAGGCTGATGAGGAGCAGGCTATGCGTGAGCATGATAAGTTGCTTGAGGGTGGTATTGTGAATGAGCAGGCGGCTAAGCAGGCTCAGGAGGCGCTTATGATGAGTATGATGGAGGGTGGCGAGATTGATCCTATGATGCTTCAGCAGAGTGTTGAGGCTGGGTTGCAGCCGCTTGCGTTTGAGAATAAGGCTGTGCATTTGGAGGTTCATTCTCAGTTTATGAAGAGTGCCGAGTTTGAGTCGCTTCCTAGTATGGTTAAGGATCAGTTTTATAAGCATTTTGAGTTTACTCAGGCTGCTGTGAATGAGGATAATGCTCCGCAGGGTGAGGCGCCTCGTGTGTCGCTTCAGTTGCGTGGTGCGGTTGGTCCTACGACTGGTTCTAAGATTATTGGTAATAGTGGTATTCGTGGTGTTACTCCGCAGGAGTTGTTGGAGCCGCCGCTTGATACTGTGGTTATTGATAATAAGGATAAGCCTAATGCTACGGAGGGTACTTCGGGGCAGATGGATCAGTATCAGATGGAGTTGTTGCAGAAGTTGCAGGCGGATCAGGCTATGGCGGATCAGAAGTTGGCTAATGCTTCTAAGATGAGTGCGGTGCGTGGTGAGTAGGCAGGAGCGTACTGAGTGGTCGGATGAGGCGCGTGCGGTGACGTATGTGCAGTGGATTGCTTGTGATAAGAAGATTCGTGAGACGAGTCGTATTACTGGTGTTCCTCATGCGACTGTGGCTTATTGGGCTAAGCAGTGGGAGAAGGATGGTCCTCCTGAGCACTTGGATGTTGAGATTCGTAAGAATGCTTACGAGTTTGTTGATCATGCTAATCGTGTGCGTAAGCAGGCTATGGAGAAGTTGGAAGAGTTGATTCCTGATGCTGAGGTGAAGCAATTGTCGGCTATTGCGACTGTTGTGGGTATTATGGATGATAAAATTCGGCTTGCTCAGGGTCTTGCTACAAAGCGTACTGAGACTGTTCATACTCTTCCTACGAAGGAGGAGATGAAGGAGTTGATGAGTGGTTTTGCTGATAGTCTTGTGAGTGCGGCGGAGGATCGTGCTGCGGAGACTGTGAGTATTGAGGCTGAGAGTGTTGTTATTAATGGCGACCAACCGGAATAAGCCGGAGTCGTTTATTGTAGGAGGGTCACATGAGTGACGGTATTGATATGGATGGCGCTATGAATGCGCTGTCGGCCGAGTTGCCTGACGAGTTTGAGGCTAATGAGGCTAGCACTATGGATGAGACGATGGTGGAGGATAATCAGGTTGAGCCTGAATCCTTTACTGGTTTTGATCCTAGTGTTCTTCCTGAGGATATGCAAGCAGTATATAAGTCTATGCAGGCTGATTATACTCGTAAGACTCAGGAGATTGCAGAGTTACGGCGTTCGTATGAGTCGTTCTCTGAGGCAGGAGTGGATGCGGATACGGCACTACAAGCGGTCGGATTCTTACAGGAGTTGAATACTAATCCGGACTTTGCGTTGCAGGTTGCGGAGCAGATTCGGCAGACTATGGGAACACCTGATGCCAGCCAGTACGTTGAGGATGCTACTTCTGAGAATGTTAATAATAGTTATGAGGGGCTTCCGCCGCAGTTGGCGGCTGAGTTGGAGCAGATGCGAGAGTTTCGTGAGGAGATGCTCGCTATGCAGGCTCAGCAGGAAACTATGGCAGAGTTGGAGGCGATGGAGAATACGATTAAGACAACTAATCCTCATTATGGTGATGAGGATATGGATGCTATTTATTCTCTTGCGTATGCTCATGATGGGGATCTTATGGCTGCGGCTGAG